AACTTGCGGCCGCGGTGCTCGCCGCGTAGGGCCTTGATGGCAGCAACCAATTCGGCATCGTAGCCAAAGCGGAACACTGCCAGAGCATCTCTGCTCAAGAGCTTGCGATCAGTAACAGGCTTGGCAACATCGGCAGCAGACACCGGCGCGTCGCTCGCCCAGGGCTGCGTGGCAAACACCGGATTCACAAGCCAGGCATCCATGAACGCCTTGCCACCCAGCTGGCCCTGATATTTGCGCAGCAGCTTGAGGGCAGCCTCGGCCTGCTTCACAGTCCAAGCGCGGCCGCTCTGGGCACGCTGGGCCAGGCTGTGGCCAAAGTGGGCATCAAACTTGCTGAAGCCGGCGCCATCCCAGGTTGCGGCGCCGTTGCACACGCCGGCAACACGGCAGATCAAAGCTTCAGCAGTGTCGCTGTGGGCAGCATCAACGCGCCAGTTCTGCATATCACGCTCCTTGCTCTATGACGTCATAATAGCATATCACATCGATCTGTCAACCAAAAAAATGCCTAACCGAGGGCAATATAGAGCGATGTAGCAACCCCGTTTCATACAAATCAACAGGTTAGCTGGTGAGGCGCATGCTATAAAATCAATGGGTTAGAACAAACCGGCGTCTCTCGTGGGGTTCGTGGTCACCACATGCTACACAGGCACGCTGACATATGTGAGAGAGGTTGAAAATTTATGGTCGACATCACGACGTGATGTGTTATCTTACGGATATAGAGCAAGGAATGACGCAATGAGCTACGTGATCGTCGATGTCGCTACCCGCTGCAAGGTGATGTTCCGCCCCACCCGCGTGGATAGCTGGGCTACCGAGCGCGCCGCCAAGGCTGCGCTGACCCGCATGGTCAAGAAGACCGGCTACCTCCGCAGCGAGCTCGAGGTGATGGAAATCAACGCCTACAATGCCCAGGTTCCCATGGTGGAGCGGGTCAACCTCATGACCAAGAAGACGTATATGGAGCGGGCCGATACCCCCAACTACTGCTCGCCGGCGTCGGAATCTTACTGGAGCATGTGAACATGTCGGAACCCACTGAAAAACTTCCTGAATATCGCGTGGGTCAGATCTGGTCTGACCGTAAACGCCGGGCGGAGGGTGTGTTCTTCATCACCCACGTCTACAAGCGCCTCTATAAAGACGGAAACTCAGCAGTGAGGGTGGTGGGTCTACAATCCAACAAGGAGCCTTACCAAGAGGATTGGTTGGACCCACGGCCTCAGGGGTCGCCTGTGCCCACACTTGAGGATGAGCTGCGGGATCTGGATGCTCGCAGCATGGCGAAGATGTATCCCCACAAAATGTGGGAACCATATGATCCTTATCCTGAAGAAGACAAATGATTTTGGTTGACATTTCGGCACACCATGCTATTATCTCGTCATAGAGCAAGGAATACGTGATGTTGAACGTGCCCGCCACAGTTGAAAACGCCCGCAAGATCCGCCGCCTGTGCGTCAAGCACGGCCTCAACATGGACGCGGGCGTGAGCGAGCTGCTCAGCAGCATTCCGCAGGTGCGCACCATCCCGGGTTTCCAGTTCGAACTCAAGGATTTCCAGAGCGCTGGCGTTGCCTGGATGGAAGCGCAGGGCGGCACGGGCATTTTGGCCGACGAGCAAGGCACCGGCAAGACGGTGCAGGTCATGGCCTACGCCCACAAGAACGCCATGTTCCCCATGCTGGTGGTTGTGCCCAACACGCTGAAATTCAACTGGCGCAATGAAATCCTGGCCATGACGGGCGAGCGTTATCGCATCAACGTGGTGGGCAAGGCCTATTCCAAGAAGGAAACTGCCAAGCGCACTGCCCGCCACAGCAACGTCGTTTACAGCAAGGCGCCTCTGGCAGGCTGCGACATCTACGTCATCAACTACGACATTTTGGCTGCCAACGTGAGCAACATCGAAGCGCTCAACATCCGCTTCATGGCGGTGGACGAGAGCCACAAGATCAAGAACCAGGATGCCCGCCGCACGCAGGCCATGATCCGCTTGGCCACTGGCGAATACGACGAGAAGCTGCCGGGCGGCCGGCGACGCACCGTGAGCACAGGTCACAAGATTGGCGCAGTGACGCTTATGAGCGGCACGCCGCTTGTGAACCGCCCGCGTGAGATTTACACCAGTGTGCGCACTGTGGGCAGCTATGTGCCACAGTTTAGCTCGTTCACCAAGTTTGCCTTCCGCTACTGCGGCGCCAACAAGAACAGCTATGGCTGGGATTTTACCGGCGCCAGCAACACTGACGAGCTCAACACGCTGTTGAACCAGCATGTGATGCTGCGCCGCCTCAAGGTGGACGTGCTCAAGACGCTGCCGCCCAAGATTTACCGCACCATCCCCTTGGACTTTGACCGCGCCGAGTATGATCGCGTGGAAGGCGCCTTCAACGGCGTCAACTGGCGTCAGGGCATGGAAGCCATTGTGCGCTTGGGCGGCAATGTGCCCAAGACCGACGACGCCATCGTGGCCATCCAGAAGCTGCGTGAGATTGCCGGCTATGCCAAGCTGGCCAGCACTGTGGAATGGATTCGCGACTACACCGAAGAAGGTGAGAAGCTGGTGGTTTTTGCGCACAACCGCCAGGTGATCGAGACCATCAAGCGCGAACTGGAGCAGGATGCCCAGTATAAGGACGCTGTGGCTGTGATATACGGCGGCGTCCGTGACGAAGAGCGTGCCGATGCAGTGCTGCGTTTCCAGAACGATGCTCAGGTGCGTGTGATTTTGGTGGGCATTACTGCTGGCGGTTTTGGGCTCACGCTTACCGCTGCCAAGGCAGTGGCGTTTGTTCAGCTGCCTTGGACGCCGGGTGAGATCAGCCAGTGCGTGGACCGCATCCACCGCATCGGGCAGGACGCCGACAGCGTCACAGTGTTCAACTTGGTTGCCGAAGGCACCATCGAGGAAGACATAGCGGACATGCTGATCAGCAAGGGTCAGGTGCTGGATGCAGTGTTGGATGCAGGCCGCGTGGTGAACACCCTGGAACTCAAACTGGAAGGAAAGTAATCCACACAATGTGGTATTGGATTTTGATTGGGCTGTTGTTTGGCCCGGGTATTTTCAAGTTTATGCTCAACACCGGCGACGCGCTGGGTGCAATTTTACTTTTTATGTTTGTTGTAATACTAATAATTGGACCCTTCTACTACCTTTTTGGACCTTTATAGGATAGAAAAAATGAAACTTCTACAGCTTGTTGTTGCTCTGCTATTGGTAAGCACCCCTGCATGGGCCTATTTAGACAGCGGTGGTGAGCTCATATGGGGATCATTTCTGCTGATGATCCCCGCTCTGATACTGTTCTTCGGAGGCTGGGGACCCATTGCCATATGGGTGGGCGCAATTCCAGCAATGGGCATGATTTATGGATTTCTTGTGCTATTCAACTTTACAGGAGAGAATCCACGTCAAGAATCTATATTCACAGCCAACAGCCACTATCACATCAGTGTAAGGGAAGCTGCCAGACTTGATGCAATTTATTCAGGAGCCGAGTGTCTTGACGGCAGAGGTTTAAATATTTGCACAAAGGAGTATGTAAGATGTTGGAAAGACAACATCTGCGCAGGTCATTTCAAACAGGTCTATCAACAGCGAGCTCGTGAATTGGCTGCCAATCCCAATGCATTCCAGCCTGGCAGTCAGATGTGCAAGGAAGAATATACTGGTGATACTGTTAATCAACGCCACAGGTGTTGGTAATCAGGCGTTGTTGACTGCGGTGCCGCGGAACATGCTAGCTTCGGCTTCGCGGCGTGTAACCAAGCCTGGCAGTTTTGTGCCTTTGGCGTAAACATATTGCATGAACAAGGGCGGAACATCTGCATAGTTGCCCTTGTTTAATGCAGCCAGCAGATCGCTCTTTTGCAGATTGCCTCCGCCCAGATTGAACGTGAAACTTACCAGTGCGTCGTATTGGGCTTGTGTGATGGGCACCTTGACATATCGTTGCACATAAGTTTCGGCTTTTTCTTTGAGATCCTGAACCAGCAATGCGTCGCATTCTGTTTGTGTCAATGGTCGGTTGAGACTTATGTTGATCCCATTTATAGTAACAGACATGCTGGCCTTTTCCTGAGGCAATAACAAATGCCCATACCCCACTGTGGGCAATCCCACTGGGTCATTGTATACACTGTATTTCAATCCCTCGTGTCTCTTGACGAAATTCACCAAACTTGCCGAACTGCTGTAACTACCTGCACTGGCAAGATCAGTTGCAGCCCCTGCATATTTGTAGATGGGCTCTCCTTTGTCATCGTATCCTTCACCCACGTAACGACCATAGGGCATTCCTGCTTTGGGGCTGCCAATGATATCCAGAGGTTTTGTTTGACCCGGGATGATCTGACCAGTCTTTAATCCGTCGTTAGTGCCAGATTCAATGCTGCCATTTAACCCAAATACACGACTGTTGTGCCCTGTATAGGGTTCATGATAGGGCAGGCGGGGCATTATTGTGGTGGTAAGTATGTACCTAAACTCACCATCTGTTATTATCTCCATGTCCTTTTGTTGCAATGTGACGGGAGTGCTGGCAGTGGTGGCAGTTTTGGCAACTGGTGCAGGAGGACCATTTACGTCAACTCTGGGAGAACTCAGTACAAAATTTCCCGTGGCCAAAACACCAAAGTCGCCGCCGCTGGCATCGTGAATATAGCCACCTGCACGTCTGTCCCAACTGCCGTAGGCAGTGTCATACATGTTTGCACCGCTGCTGCGATGCATTTCACGTTGGCTTGTGATATACATGTTTTGCTGACTGGCAATGTGAAAATCCTGTGCGGCTTGTATTTTTATCAAACCTCCGCCGCTTGTGGTGGTTTGATTGGGAGTGGGGCTCAGCTGTATGCTGGTGCCCACGCCGTTTACTGTGTAACTGATAAGGTTGTAATTGGTGTCGCTGTTGCGTCGAAACTCCACAATCAACCCTTGGCTAAACACCACGCTGCTGTTGCTTATTTTACCGCTGCTGCTGCTTTGCCATTGTCCAGAATATGTATATGCTGGCTTGTTGAGAATATTTGCTGCAACGTCGGTGGGATCCAACAGTATGGCAATATCAGGAATAGGACCATTTTTTTCGTCACAGGCTTTCATATAGATGCTGCCACCAGCTTCCATGTTTATATCTTTGTCTGCTCGTAGATTGAGACTGCCGCCAGTGCGTATACTGATGTCAGCCTGTGCATATACGTCAATTTCCCCACCGGCACTCAATTCAACCCAGTTTTTACCATCCACGCTGTTCATGTAAACACAGCCTGTGTTGTCATTCACCAACACCTGAGCACCATGTTGAGTGCGCAATCTTATAAAACGGTTGTTGGGATCGTCATCAAACACAACTTGGTTGCCGCCTGGCGTCAAAAATCCATATGCACTGTTGATGGGATCGCTTCGTCTAGCACTGGTGCTCGTGACACCTCGTATGGGATCGTTTAACAATCCCTGTGTTAGCAGGCCATCTTTTAGTGGGGCATATTCGGGTCTTTTTGTGGTATCTGGATCACCATTATATGTGCTTCTTTTGTTATATTCCACTACAGGAGCACTGGGGTTGCCCAAGTCACCACTTATCCCGGGAACCATGTTGTTCATGTTCCATTGATACATACATCCAATCCAAATGCCTTTGCTGCTATCTCCATTAATGAACATACAGATTACTTGATTTTCTATATCGGGAGGAACAAACCACATTCCATAGCTAATTTGACTGTCTGTATAATTGGCACTGTTGGGTTTGTTTTTGTAAACACTTGTTGCTCCGGCAAATGGACTACAATAATTCATCTGTAACCAAGTGTCAGGATCCTGACCATCACCCCCACATATTTCCGGTATCCAAACCTTCAAGCGTCCCATGTGCTTGTCGTCTTCGGTTTCCTTGACTATACCCATGTAGACTTTGTCAAAGAGCTGAGCCCTGCCCTGTGGCTGCAAGGCATAATAGTCGGGAGTTTCGATATCTCTTCTTAAATTTGTCATTGTGTTTATTCAAAATCCATTAATAGGGGAGAATTACTGAACGACCGTTGATATCAACGGCAGGAGCATCTCCAGGGGATTGCCAAGCAGGGTATATGGAAGGAACTGCTGAAGGACTAGAAGGACCAGATTGCACTTTTTGGTTACTCTCACTGAGCTTTCTTGCCTCAATACTCTTCATAATAGGATTAGCATGTTGACTCTGAGTGTCTTTGAAACTTTTCAAAGTTTGAATAAACTGGCCCTCTTTGAAAGTATTTGTAACTTCCCATACACTATAATATCCATCCACTACTTGGGTATCGCCTGTGAAATCCATATATCCAGTGTCTTCATTTTGTATTTGCCCGCTGCGGAATTTCAGATAAAACATATTGTCCCCACCCAAAAGTTCCACATAATCTTTGCTTAACTCATTTAACTTGTCGGGAACTTTTGCATTTTGTTCCACATTGCCATGACCCATCCAATAGGGGTCTCCCCGGATATCCATGGAAATGTTCATCATTTCCTTATTGATACTGTCAAAATTACCCGTGACTGCACCAAATAGTGTTCTGCTAACAGGCAAGTTTAAGGGATCTTTGCTGGTGTCTTGCGGTTTAGCACTTGCTGTTCCTTGATTGGTGTTTGCAGAGTTTGCTTCTCTATTGGGTTTTACTGTGTTAAAAAATGGCATTGTGGTATCTACATCCAAGATTTTTTGGTCCTCAGCAAAAATTCCACCTTGATTGAATGCAGTTGTCAATTTGGCATTACTTTGTAATATTTGGTTTACAAGTGTGTTACTGCCTAATGCCCCCGCTACTGGATCAGTAAAACTCACAAAAGCATCTGCCCTAGTTCTTAATTCTGCTGCCTCCCGTGCAGCGGCATTGTCTTTAATTTCTTGCTGTACAGAGGCAAGCTCAGCTTTGGCATTAGCAATATCTGCTTGTAATTTATTACGTGCATCAAATACATCCCGGCTTACTCCAGGATTGGACCGTTTCAAGATATCAGGAACTAGGGGATTTGCTAGGTATTTCTGGAGGCTAGATTTGCGATCATCTAGCTCTTTGGCTTTTTGTACAGCAGTTCTATATCTTAAATCATGGGCTGCCCAAGGTGCACTATTTTCTGCTGTCACAGCTCCCTGAACCGCATTGCTTGCAGTGTTGAATCCGCCATAAGCCGGGGTACTAATAGTCCAAAAATGGTTGATTTTAAAATCAAAACGTATGATGTCTAAATTTTGTCCGGTGTAAATCCATTCATATTTTTTGGCGATACGCCCGTTGCGCAACATATATAGGATTTTTTCTGCTTGTATGGCTGCACCTTCGGCTTTTCTCACACTAGGGATATCATCTCGCACACGTACTTCCTCATAGGGTATTAATGTGTAAGTGATTTTTTTGACATAATCTCCTGCATAGGTGTCAAACCCAATATACTCCATTTGGCAATGCAGCTTAATGTTTTTCCTTATACTATTGAGTGGCATACCCTGGCTGCTGCTTGTGCTATCTGTTCCCAACATCCAAGCTTCTGCTTGATTTGCCAAACTTATTACATAATATACCATTTGACCTACGTCGGTTCCGGAACTTATTGTGAGTTTTACTTCATTGCCATCCCTTTTGGGTGTCATGTTGCTTGCATATTGATCATTCTCTAAAACTTTTCCTGGATTAATATCCCAAGATTTAAAATCATTTGGCAAAACAAATTCATATTTTGTAAGCGGTGCGGTTCCCAACGCCAATCTTACGGCATTTGTATTCAATGCATCTGTCAGTTTACTGAAAAATTCTCCTACTTTTGTAGCACCTATAACCACCGTTTTATCACTCATGGCCACAGTATTTTCAAAACCATGCTGACCATCAAACAAGCCAGTTATCTCATAAGTGGCACCTGATTCCGTACCGCCCAGAGTCATATCTGTTATGGTTACTCTGTACAACTTGTAAAACAAGCCTGAAGCTACGGGGGAGCCATCTTCATTATATCCTGTAAAGTATACTTCAATGAAATACTTGCCACGTTGCCAATTGTTGATACCATAGGCTTGCGCAGAACTCCTGATGCGGTCAGGCAAGCTGAACCCCAGGGGCTCTGTAATCACCATGGTCCAGTTGACACTGGGCATGTTTCTCGTTAATCCCGTAGTACCTGTGAGATTTCTGAATGTAAATTCTCTAATATTAAAACCGGCTGTCACGCCACTTTCTGCAATCACTATTTTGGGAATATTGTCCACAGCGTGTTTACTTGTAGAGGATATTGTTTCGCTATTTTTTTCTGTGCTGACCCAAAACTTCACATGGTAGGTGTAATTGTTATATTCATCCAAGGGATTGGGTTTGATTGATTTGGCAACAAGAGCAGCGATGTCAATTTTGGGTGCTATGCTGGGAGAAAATACACCATCCTGAATTGGGCTAGTTGGGGCATATTGATCCCACGCTATTGCCTCTTCGGTTTTTTGACTAGTTGGTGTAAACCCTTCTTCGGGAGGCACAGAAGTGGCAAGTGATCCACTTGGCAGTGTTTTTCTAGCATTTTCTGTAAGTTTTGCTCTTGCGTCGACCTGGGCCTGCTGTTGAGCTTGCCCAATAGAATCAGCAGCGTCTCTCGCAGCAATTCTATCTGCTCTGCTTCTGGGGCCCAATGTAGGTTGAACATTAGTATCAAGTGGCTGAGGATTAGCAGGTGTTGGGTCTCTGCCTCCCAACCAGGATGGTAAAATACCCGAAAGAAAACCCGACATTACAATAATCCTGTTAAGTTAGATTTGCTGGGAATTAACACTTGAATACCCGGAACCATGTCGTAAATTGGATCTTTTATAGTATTCACATTGTAGACTGAAAATACCCACCAAAGTTTTGGTGTGCCATACCAATCATAGCTTAATAGATCAGGTCTATGTCGATACTTTTCTCCCAGGTAGATATATTGATCTTCAGTGCTATAACTCAGCGTCGGCACTGTCCAATGATCTAAATATGTAACATACTTATTTGTTTGAGGAGTAACACTGTAGGGACTGCTGGCATTATATATTGCAGATATCATATCCATCCTCCACTTGTCAAATACTCCCCAGCGCGAAATCGATCCAAACTCCATTCTCTTAGTTTTTTTGGACTGTGCTGTATGGTCAAGTTTACTGAGATATCAAATAATGCGGGTATTCTGGTTAAACCTCCGCCGGGAACATTTACTCCAATGTAGTCAGGGTCAGGGGGCAGTGTGACAGAAAATCCTGTTACAACAACAGGCAGTGCTCGAAACATTGCTGCACCATGAGCTTCAAAAATCAATATGGGCGGAGGAGTGCCTGGCTGAGGATCAACACTTGATCCAAAACTCATCTTGGTTACGGTTCGCAAAAAATGTATGCATGCCAAATTATAGAGTGCTTCCTGTGTTGTTTGGCTTGAGAAACTACCCTGGACTGCAAGTTTGGTGGCGGGCGTTCGATTATATGCAAGTATTTCTTGATTGCTGTGAACAGGAGACATGTCAGAATAAGTTACTTCTTGATTGTATGTGATAGTAGGAGTATAGGGCCATACCATACCACCAGTTTCTTTTAATACACTTGCGGGACCTGCGTAAACTAATGTGTTGGCTCTAAAATTATCTTTGGCCCTCAGCCTTGCTCGGAGATCATTTACAGGTGCAACAGGAGGGCTTGCAACTACCAAATCACTGGGATCCTGGTCCCTACGTGACGTACGGGTGGCTATCATATTTATAGGCGTGTTACCCTCAACTGGGCTAAACACCCCGTCTTGAACGGCACTCACCATAGTGGGATACACATATTCGTCCCGACCTCCTTCCCGCGTGGGCCTATCTTGTTGAGCCATGGGAACTCTGCTTCCAAACCCTGCACTTTCAACCATAAATATCACACCCTTTGAATGTCATGTGTTATTTATCAGGTGAAATCTTGGCTATTTCGACTGTGAGATAGACCATTCAATATAATCAAGGGTTTGGAGAAACCGCATGATCCCTACCCCTGTAGTAAAAGTAAAATACCTTACCAACAAAGACCTATTAGAGCAAATACACGTCAGTAAAAAGAGTTACTGTAGCTTTCTGGAACCTGCCTATGGTGATTATGATGTCATAACACATGATTTGGCAACCATTACACCGGAAGTGCTGGTGCAGGCTAGACAAAAACGTGCCGAGATACTTAGCCTCCGGGCCAAGAAGGCAGCACAGGCACTGGGAGAAAAAAATCCTCAGGTAAAAATAGACCCCGAGACCATAGATCTCGAAGGTGTGGTTGTGAGACTCATGACTTATGATCACATACCACCTCACCCAGTTAAAGCACTATCAGGCAAAACCAACGCCGAGCGCCATGTCAAAGTGAACTTTCCGGCATTTCAGCATTTTGTGTTTAGAGAAGGAGCATGGTTGTGTGTGGGCAAGAGCCACTGGCGGGGTGGTTTGCAGAACGGCGAGTTTTGTGTGTCACACGGCAAAATGACCAATAAACTGGCCATGATGTTCATGAAGCTGGTGGAAAAATACGGCAGAAAAGGCAACTGGCGGGGATATACCTACAATGACGAAATGCAATGCCAAGCGCTGTTGCAGCTGAGTCAGATTGGTTTGCAGTTTGACGAAAGCCGCAGTGAAAATCCCTTTGCATATTATACAGCCGCAGTGACCAACAGCTTCACTCGCATACTCAACACTGAAAAACGCAATCAAAATATCCGTGATGATCTGCTCATCATGCACGGCAGCTTGCCCAGTTATACTCGACAAACAGACAACGATATTGCACAAAAGGCAGCTGGCGATTTGCCCGCTTGATTAGCACAGATGCCATGTGTTAGAATAGGCACATGGCATCAGCAAACACACCCCCGGACTTCAGTCATGTTGCAGTGTTTACAGATCTGCATTATGGCATGCGAAACAACAGTCGCGAGCACAACATTGCCTGCGAAGAATTTGTCAAATGGTTCATAGCGCAGGCCACATCACGTGGCATCAAGACGTGCTTCTTCCTGGGCGATTACCACCATGTGCGCAGTGCAATCAACATCAGCACCTTGAACTACAGCGTGGCTGGTTTGAGAATGCTCAACGCTGCATTTGACAATGTGTATTTCATAATTGGCAATCATGACTTGTATTTCCGTGACAAACTGGAAATCCACAGCATCCCCTACATCACAGAATTTCCCAACATCCATCTCATTGATCGCGTAACCACTGTGGGCGACCACACCTTTGTGCCCTGGTTGGTAAATGATCAGTGGCAGAACATGCAGCACATACAGACACCCTATGTTTGGGGGCACTTTGAGCTGCCGCGTTTCAAGATGAATGCCATGGTGGAGATGCCCGATCACGGCACACTCAACAGCGGACATTTTGCACGACAAAAGGCAGTCTACAGCGGACATTTCCACAAGCGACAACAACTGGGAAATATTCAATACGTGGGCAATGCCTTTCCACATGATTTCAGCGATGCCTGGGACGATGCACGTGGCATGATGTTTTGGAGGCCCGGTGTGGATCCGGAATTTGCAGCTTGGCCCGCTGCACCGCGCTATCGTGTGTTGCCTCTCAGCCAGCTATTATTGAATCCTGCACAGCATCTGCAACCACAGAACTTGGTGAGAGTTTCCATGGACACAGACAGCAGCTATGAAGATCAGCAGTTTGTGAGAGATTTGCTGGAGATTTGTTACGATTTCCGTGACCTTGTTTTCCAGACCCAAGCAGCCGATACTCAGGAACTGCTAGACGATGCTCAGGTAGATTTTGAAAGTGTGGACACCATCGTGATAAGCCATCTCAACAGCATCGAGAGCAAAACCATCAGCAACAAAACCCTTGTTGAACTTTATCAGAGTCTGTAATCATGTTGACACTAAAAAAGATTGAAATCCGCAACTTTCTCAGTGTGGGTAATGTGGTGCAAACAGTGCAGCTCAACCGAGCAGGCATGACCCTGGTGCTGGGCGAAAACCAGGACCTGGGCGGCAACGGCAACCGAAACGGCGTAGGCAAAACCAGCCTGCTGAATGCCATAAGTTATGCGCTATACGGCAAAGCTCTAAGCAGCATAAAACGCAATAATCTCATCAATAGAATCAATGGCAAAAACATGTCTGTGAGCATAGAGTTCACAGTGGGCGCACATAGTTACCGCATTGAACGAGGACGCAGCCCCAATTTTTTCCGCTATCTTGTAGACGACAAAACAGTCAATGCAGCCGACACTGACGAAGCACAGGGCGAAAACAGCGAGACGCAGAAAACCATCGATGCTGTGTTGGGCATGACTCACACCATGTTTTGCAACATTGTGGCGCTCAACACCTACACAATCCCGTTCCTCAGTCAGGGCTCAGGCAAACAACGCGAGCTCATTGAAGAACTGTTGCTGATCACCATGTTGAGCACCAAGGCCGAACGTCTCAAAGAACGCATACGCAACAGCAAGATTGCCTACGATCAGGAAGAACTGCGTCTCAAAACTATCAAGAACAGCAACGACAGAATTCAAACCACCTTGGATCAATTGTTGACTCGCATGGTGAAATGGCAAGATGATCACGATGTGAAAATTGCCGAGTTGCACGCATCAGTGCTCAGTTTGGAAAAACTGGATATTGATGCAGAAATTGCCGCACACAAAACGCTGGCAGATCTCAAGACCTATCGACAGGCATTGGCTGATGAACAGCGCCTGTTGCTGGGTAAAAATCGTCACATGAGTCAGCTACAGGCGCAGTTGGTGAAAGTTGCAGAAAACCATTCCACTGCCAATGACAGCGAATGTCCCATGTGCAAACAGGGCTTGGCCGAACACATTCACAGCAGCATCATTGCTGATTTGGAAGCACAGTTGGTAATGTTGGACGGTCAAATACAACCCCTGCAGGAGGAAATAGATCGGCATCAGGCAGATATCTCCGCACTGCAAGATGCCATTGCCAGCATACCTGTTCCTGAACCCTTCTATAAAAACCTGGAAGATGCCTACAACCATCGCAACACAGTGGCCAATTTGCGTTATGAAATCGAACGCATGGAAAATGACACCAACCCCTATCTGTCACAGCGAGACAGTCTCAATACCACAATGCAGCCAATCAGTCATGATGTTTTGAATCAATTGGCCACTTTGAAGGAGCATGAGGAGTTCTTGCTCAAACTACTCACCAACAAAGACAGTTTCATCCGCAAAAAGATCATCGATCAGAACTTGGCCTATCTCAATGTGCGACTGCAAGACTATCTCACCAAACTGGGCCTGCCACATCAGGTCAGGTTCCAGAACGATCTCAGTGTGGAAATCAGCTTGCTGGGTCAGGATCTGGACTTTGACAATCTCAGCCGCGGCGAGCGCACACGCCTGATCCTGGGATTGAGCTGGAGTTTCCGTGATATTTGGGAAAGCAACAACCAGCCCATCAATTTGATCTTTGTGGACGAGCTACTGGATCAAGGCCTGGATCAGATGGGTCTGGAAAAGAGTGTGGAAGTGCTAAAAGGCATCAGCCGAGATCGTCACAAAAACGTGCTGTTGATCAGCCATCGTGACGAACTCATAAGCCGAGTCAGCAACGTGCTCACTGTGATCAAAGCTGATGGATTCACCAGCTTTGATTGGGACTATGAGTGGTGATCAGCTTGCAGACAGCCGGGCTATGGCATCACGGTTGTCTGCAAACAGCTTTTCAAACTCTGTAACAACATAACCCTTGTATCGGCAATGATTTTCCACCGTCAAAGTATCCAAATGTCTTGCATCAAACGCAGCAAACGCACCACGTCGGTTTATGCGAAACACCACCACCCAGAAATCTTCCTGATCACAAACCATGACAGCCTGGTTGATCCATTTGTCCAGGATGGCAATGTCTTCGTTCTTGAGCAGGGCATGAAAGGGAAAATCAGCATAGAATTTGCTCTCGATGACCAGTCGTTGCATGTTAGTGGGTGGAATCAAATCAGCTTTGAATGTGGCAATCTGCCCGGCATCCATTGTGGCAGCACGATGAATATTTTTGCCGCCCAGGAAGGCTCCGCTGTTGGGCACCCGGATAAATTTGGCTTCATATAGCTTGCCGAGAAAGTCGGCAATCTTGCGTTCGCCTGTGTTGCCTTTGGCTTTTTGTGCTGTGGACATATTTCCTGATCCCTGTTGTTTGTTATTTACCGCAATTGACTTTGCCTGGCGAAACATACAATAATAGATCAAGGAACCACGATAATGAATCAAACAAGCACATATCATCGCAAAAATACCTGGCAGAAAACGTTCGATGTAACAGCCAACGAGGCACAGGCACGCACACTGAATCATTTCGTCAAGAACGAACTGGCATATTATCAGTTACTAAGCGGTCAATTGGGCATACGCATGCGTGCATTTCCCGAAGACTTCATCAACAACACACCCAGTTTAGAGCGGCTGTGGTTGTTTGCAGCCAAATATAATGTCACGGCTGCGCAACTGAAAGCACAACCGCAGAACAAATGGCCCACAGACATTGTGGGCTCCTGGGGCGCCATGTGGAATCGCAATGGAGAATATCTGCTGTCAAGCGGAGCAGAAACCATTATGAACCTCATGGCAACACCCTGCCATCTTCATGCCGATGTGCGTCGCAACATTGCCGAAGAAGTATTGAGCAGCATCAAGCACCAAGCTGAGATTTTGCATGCCGCTCAACACACCATGGAACTTCGCAGTGCGGTGCAAACACTTCCCGAGCATGATCATTTCACCAAGAGGCATGTTCAAGTGCCACGGCATTTGGTAAAGTGCATCTTCAATGCAGTGAAAGGCCAAAGTGAAATCACAGTGCCCTACTGCAAGGAGCCCTTGATTATTCCACAACAAGATATTTCCGAAAACAAATGGGATATCATGGTGATCAGCCAGGTAAATAAAGAGGCTGACAAAAACAACATGCTGCAACTCAGTCTCAGAACATCACGCAACAAATATCTCATTACATACACCGACGGTCAACGTCCCAATCGCCTCCCCAGAATGTAATAATAGGCACCCCATAGGCACATAATTTATCCCACATACTGGCACTATCATTAGCAGCGTAAGGCTGCCGGCGCCCAAGGATTTCAGCGATCACACTGCGCCCGGAGGAATCATCAGATCAGCCTCTGCCAGAAGAATTCAGATAAAAGGACCACAACTCTGACAGACATGTCATTTGTGGTGTTGTAAACAGATGTTTGGTAGTCTGTTACAGCAGCTTGGACAACCATAACCGTACGGACCTTTCACAGGTCGAAGAACATATCCACAAGCAGGGAATTCGGCGTACCGCCCCGCTGCCGCAAGGCTAGGATGCTACCAAATGGCGGAAGCGACTCACATGATTGCGCTCCGACCGGATCTTTTTCCGCGTCGGGAAAGTCATGGCTCACGATCTACATGAATGCTAATGCTTCGCCAATTAAAATTAAAAACGATTTGCAAGTTACGCTAGTAACTTGCAAATCAGTGGTTAGGCTTGCCTAACCACTTATAACAATGATTTTTTATCGGGATTCATGGAAGCATAATGTTTTTCAATCACCTTGCTCATGATCTTGCGTTGGTCCCATGTAAGCAACCAGGCATCATTATAGCCCAATCCACCTTGCATGTAAAACACCAAACTAGCAATATCCGTTTCAATAAGTTTCCTGTTGGATTCCATGCTCTTGAGAAGTTCTCCTATTAATTCGGGATCACCTGTCAAGAGCGTTTGGCGAAAAAACTTATGGGATCATAGCTTACATTGTCTTGCCATGTAAATTGGCAAGATTCGCATTGAATGGATATCTGTTTACGTGGACCGCATTTATTTAAATCATCAACCGCTTGCATGACTTTTTCTGCCTGTTGATTAGTGATATTCATGAGCCATTCGGTAATAAATGCAGGGTCACTAACATGCTCATTGGTTGATAAGATTTCAACACTGGTAATGCTACCTGCTACCAATCTATATGTAAGCAAACTGATGCGATCCACTGCTTCTGCCATTATTTCGGCACGGGCGAATTCGTTGGGATTGGGATTGTTGGCATCAAACGCTCTCAGGATTTTTTCTTCTTCAAATTCCCGCTGTATAAAGATGCTGCGTTGTTGGAAGTTATAGGGTTTTACGTGTACTCGCAAAGTTTCATCAATGCTAACCACACCATCTTGATTATCAATCATGGTTTGTCCATCTAGTATCGATTGACATTGTAAATCAAAATTGCATTCAGCACCACAGCTGGGGCATATGCGATTGATTTCCATTGCACCGTTATTGCTGGCCATTTTCATGCCCACAAATATTGCCTCGAGGTCAGGCATCAACAGCGCATTGACATTGTGAACGTCTGGAACACAGTTCTGTATAACCTTTTTCAAAGCTTCTCCGTTAAGCATGGCATCTGGTGTATTCAACAATACATCATCTCTGGCTGTGAGGCCCAAGATCGCAATTTCATTATTGGCAGTTAAGGTAATGTCCTGTGGTTGATACCATTTTCCTTGAGTAGGCAGCGCAATATATGTTGAAGCTTGACGAAAGTAGCTTTGCAGGGGGTTAGGTGTCATGAATTTCTTTCACTAAATATTGAAGATACGTGATATTTATCACTAAGATCGCACCGGGAAATGCAATGACCATATTAGACGATGCTATAGCTTTGAGTATTAAACCAGAATACATGTGGGCCAAAGAATCCACAATGCTAAAAATTCTGGCAAAACTTCCTGGTCGTGAGCCTGGATCTAGCGGGGCCGATCCCCAACAAGTGCTCAGTGACACAATTCAAAAGGCCCCAGTAAATTGGAAAAAGACTCTGGAAGGAGTTGGGACCACTTGGACATATATGTTGAAATCGGGCATAAGCGGGCCCAGCGGCATATTTGACGCATTGGGAAGAAGTGCCCAAAGTGTATCTGGTAATTTACAACACGTTAATCTAGAATATTCCAAGGCGTTTGGTACAGTAGCAGTTGTATTAGAAACTTTCAGTCACAGTATTAAAGAGCTTTTCAAAGTCAATAAAGTATTTTTGGATGTTTACGAAAGCGGAGCAAGATTAGAAGGAGGCATGACTGGTCTCATGAGGGCCAGCATGGCCTCGGGGCAAACTGTTGAAGAATTTGGCTCGTTATTGGTCAAGCATAGTTCCACTGTGGCAATTTTAGGTGCTCAGAGAACTCCCGAGCTTATCAAAAGATTTCAGGAATTGACAGGCCAAGGCGGTGAGCTTATGGCAACGCAGGGACAAGCCAATGAAATGTTCCTGCAAACAGCTGATATTATACAAAATAGTGGTGATATGGTGGGTATGTCCAACGACAAACTCATTGCCAGTAGTAAAGGTTTAATTAAGGAAACTAGCGAACTCAGTAAAGAAACAGGACAAAGCAGAAAATCAATTTTAGATTTTGTCAGCAGCGTTACCAAAAGTGGCAGCACCTTCTTGTTGACAAGTACTCTAAGCGAACAAGGTCAAAAGAACTTTCGCTCAGCCACCATTGAGGCTCAAAGATTTGGTCAAACAGCCGGCAAGATGTTAATAGATAACATTCAAAAAATGGTAGCGGGCGGTGGCGGGCTTGGTTTGTTGGATGATAACTTTCGTACCATGGCAGCGGTTGTGCCTGGGGGTGTAGATGCATTACAAAACTTGCAACAGGCAATTGATAGCGGAGATGAAAAGTCTGTAAAGTCAGCCATGGAAAAATTTGGAAGCACCATGGCTAATGCACCAAAGCCTCTGCGTGAGCAACTTATGAGAGCAATGCCCGAAATAGCCGGAGTCCTGGGCGACTTTGCTATGAATGAGAAAAAAATACAAGACAAAAGACAGCAAGAAATTAAACAAGATAGAGCAGTTGCTCTGGCTTTGAATATTACAGAAGAACAAGCCCGTAAAAAAAGAACAGATAGAGAAGAAGCTCAACAAAAGGCAAGTGAAAACGCACAGCAACGTATGAATAATTTAGATTCGGCAACGAATGAATTGAATACGCAATTTCGCCTGATCTATGCTAACTTAGCCGAATCGTTGTTGCCCGCATTGAATCTCTTTGCAACTTTCCTTAAAAAGGTTAGTGGTTTGTATACTGATTTGGATAAAAAAGTAAGTAACATAGTAGGACAGGAAGGTGGTGCTCTCACAACCGGTTTACTTGGCCTTGGCGCAGCAGGGTACGTTACCAAAAAAGGGTATAATTTCATGCGCAGAAGAAGTGCTGCTACTACACAACTACAACCACCCCCTGCCCCTCCGCCTTTAGAGCCTCCCACACCACCGCATAGCCCCAGACCTCCTACCCCTAATTCAGGCAGATTCAGCAGATTGGCTGGAAAAGGGGCGGGATTGGCAGCAGTGGGCGGCATAGCAGGTAATTTGGCTGGCGAAGCTATAGGAGGCACGGCAGGAACCGTTCTTAGTGGAGCAGCGACTGGAGCAGCACTGGGCGCGTCAATTGGTAGTATTTTTCCAGGTGCAGGAACTGCAATAGGAGCAGTGTTGGGCGGCCTGGCTGGTGGAGCATATAGTTATTATGAATCTGTTAAAGATTCCAAGAAGGAGGAAGCAGCATCTGGGTTGCAACGAACTGGAAATCCTCTTGCAGATATAGATGCTATTCTCGAGGGCCGAGAAGGAATCAATGTCAGATACACTGAAAGTGGCCGCGCCATGAGTGAGTTTAGCAGAGGATACAAGGAGGTAGTGGCAGCACTCAATTTGGGTATTGATAGCAGGAATCTCACTAATTTTTCACGACTGCAAGATTTGATTACAGGCAGAAGCGGTGGACTAATGGCCGGTGATTTTGCTGGCATGAATCTGGCTCAATTGACACAGACTCACTATGAGTCTTCTTCCAGTTATTATGACAGAAGTTTGGAAATTTGGAGAGATATTAGAAACTTGACTCAGGGAATGCGCGAGGATGTGAACAATCTCAAAGGCATGGTGGATACGTATCTCCGTAACTCACGAGTTGCACCAGCAGGATCTCCCCAAGCTAGGTAGGTAACACACTGGATATCACGCTAAATAACCAACAAACAAGTTTGGAAACACTATGTCATCTTGGAAGAAATACTTCAGCGCAGTACCCAGTCAAAGCCGCACGGTTCGCACGGCTACTAATCGCACATCTGACGGGCACGGCGGCACAAGCAGCAAATACTCAAGCTACCTTCCCGAAGTCTATAGCGGTGCGCCCAACCGCGTTGAACGTTACGTCCAATATGAGCAGATGGACCTTGACACTGAAATCAACAAAGCACTGGACGTTATCAGTGATTTCAGCACACAGAACTTTGGCAAAGAGGATGAGCCATTTACTATCGTGTACAAAGACAACCTCACAGAAACAGAAATCACACTGTTAAAGGACAGTTTGTCACAGTGGTGTGCTCTAAATAAGTGGCAACAGAGGCTGTGGCGTGCATTCCGCAACGTAATCAAGTATGGCGATCAGATGTATATCCGTGATCCTGAAACCTTTGAGTTGATCTGGGTGGATCCCACCAAGGTGGAAAAGATCATTGTAAACGAAAACCGCGGCAAAGACATCCAACAGTATGTGATTAGAGACATTGACTTGAACCTGCAAAGCATGGTGGCAACCAGCATGCTGGTGCATGACCAATACAGTTTCCCAGGTGGTTATCCACGCAGCAGTAACCCCGCCAGCGGCGCCGGCACTGTGAATTATGGTGTCAGCACCAGCCCTGGCAGCCGCAGCAGCCGTTTCAACTTGCCCGACAACAACTATGCCATTGACGGCACTCATGTGGTGCACCTCAGCTTGAGTGAAGGCATGGACAATCAGTGGCCTTTTGGCACCAGCATCCTTGAAAGCATCTACAAAGTCTACAAGCAGAAAGATCTCCTGGAAGACTCGATTATCATCTACCGCATTGTGCGTGCTCCCGAACGCCGCATCTTCTACATTGATGTGGGTAACTTGCAGGGACCACGTGCCATGCAGTATGTGGAACGCATCAAAAACGAAATCTATCAGCGCAGAATCCCCAACAGAACTGGCGGCGGCGCCAGTGTTTTGGACGCAGCATACAGTCCTATTGCCATAAATGAAGATTTCTTCCTGGCACAGAACGCCGAGGGCAAGGGCAGCCGTATCGAAACCCTGCCCGGTGGTGAAAATCTGGGTCAGATTGACGATTTGAAGTATTTCAACAACAAAATGATCCGCGGCCTGGGTATTCCATCAAGCTATTTGCCAACTGGGCCCGATGACGGCACAGCAGTATTCAGCGACGGCAAAGTGGGCACTGCATTTGTGCAGGAATATCGCTTCACCAAGTATTGCCAGCGACTGCAAAACCTCATGGCTCCCATATTTGACAAGGAATTCAAACTGTTCCTCAAGCATCGTGGCATTGAAATACAAAGCAGCCTGTTTGATTTGCAGTTCTGGGAGCCACAGAGTTTCAGCGATTATCGCAAGATTCAAAAGGACAGTGAGCACATCAACTTGTTCACCAGCATCATGGGCAGCGATGCAGGCAAATATATCAGCAAGCGTTACGCCTTGGTGCGTTACCTGGGCTGGACCGAAGAAGATGTCTTGGAAAACGAAAAGAAGTTCCAGGAAGAAAACGCCGACAAAGTCAAAGCCAAGACTGGCAAGGCTCCCAGCGATCAAGGCGGCGGCGTGGGCTTGGAAAACGTGGGCATCCGCGACATTGGCGGGCCCGAAGCCGACCTGGGCCTGCCTGGCGAACCCGGAGCAGAACTTGGTGGAGCAGAACTGGGTGGTGAAGCACCGCCTGGTGGAGAACTAGCAGGAGGGGCAGCGCCACCTCCGCCCCCGGGAGGAGGATTGTAACATGCAAGCTGAAGAAATTGGATACACAGATCCAGCACAGGACCAATTTACACAACGTAAGATGTCCAATAGCCGCAAGCCCAAAATCACTTTGGCGCATCTCAATAGACTCAAGAAGATGCGAGCTGCCAAGGATCTGGAAACACTGATGCGTCAAGATTTGATGCAGTTGATGTATGGTGCACCAGAAGAACAATCGGGAGGCATGGGGCTTTAATATGACCTATACATTGTACGTTGCTGGAAAAGGCAACATCAGCGTTGCTGATAGCAAACTTAATACCACAGACACAAGTTTGGCATTGCCTGGTCGCAATACAACCAATTATGGACTGTCGTTGAATCAAAATCTCATTAATTTGTTGCAAAATTTTGCCGGACTTAATGAACCTGCGCAGCCTGCCATGGGTCAATTATGGTACGATACCAACAAAAATGATCTCAAAATATACAACGGCAGCTTGTGGGCCAGTATTACCCCTGCATGGGATGAATATGCTGGCAGTCATGTAATTCAGATACCTTATGGACTTGATTGGTATTACATGACGGCAATTGTCAGCCAACAAAAGATTGTGGGCATCTATAGTGAGCAGGCATTTACTCCCTCAGAACTTCCCTACACTATTGATATTGGTGGCATAAGCTATGACGTTGCCAGTAGATTCCCATTGGGAATTGCACAAGGATTGACCATGGCAACGGAGAATGGCAATTTGTATGCTATGACAGGCATAGCCAGCCAGTCACAAAAGCTATCAGTTGCCCGTAATATCACCCTAATTGGTGATATCTCAGGGGAAGTTCTGTTTGACGGCAGTGCCAATGCCACAATTATGACCAGTTTGAGTAATCTAAATGTAGCCGGCACATATAATCAAGTGCGAGTGGACAACACCGGCAGAGTAATATCCGGCAACGTAAATCTGGGCAGCACAGACATCACCAGCGCTTTGGGGTATACTCCAATTGGCAGCATACAAATAGGTGGAGACGTTGGGGCACAAACTGGAATAAACGGCAGTGTTTATACTATCAATGTATCTATAGCCAACAGCGGCGTCACAGCGGGAACTTATAACAGTGTAACAGTAGATAAAAGAGGGATTGTGGTTGATGCTGCTGTAAGTTTGGACTTACCGCAATATGGCATCATCATGTGGCCACAAACTTACGCAGTGCCAACAAATTTTGCTATTTGTAATGGTCAAACTGTAACTGGGGCTAATAGCGTGGTAATCAAGACTCCTGATTTGAGAACCTATACCATTGGGGCAACCACGTTTATTATGAGAATTAGTTAAAAAATCAGTGATTTCAACATTTTTTGATTCAGCGGTGTAAATATCTCTGAGTCTGTTTGGCTTTTAACAAGGAGCAATGAAATGAGTAAAACAAAGTTGGAGAAGGTTTTAGAGCACCTGCTCAACAACCAAGAAGGGCAGGCAAAAGCCCTGCTACATCAAATCTTTATTGAAAAGGCACGTGCAATTCATGAAGATCTCATGACCCAAGAAGAGGGCGATGAGTTTGGCATGGACGGCAGCGGAAGCGACGAGGACGATTTCCTAGACGCAACCAAGCGCCACGACAGTGGCATCAGCAACGACGAAGATGAAATCGAATTCGAAGAAATCATGAGCGAAGAAGAGGACGACATGGCCACTGACGACGATGACATGGCCGATGTAGTTGATGATCAAGCCGGTGAAGACGACATGGACAGCGAAGACGACATGGACGACATGGGCGGCCAAGACGACATGGGCAGCGAAGCTGGTGAAATGCAAGGCATGGAAAAGGGCATTGATGCTCTGAGCAAGGCCCTGCAGGACCTGCAAACTGAGTTTGACCGTCTGCAAGGGCACGAAGCTGGCGAAGAACAAGCTGGTGAAGAAGGCGAAGACGACATGGACTTCGGAGACGAAGAAGGTGGCGATGACGTCATGGACGGAGAAGAGGGTGAAGAAGGCGAAGTTGAGGAAGATTGGCTGCACGAGGAAGAAGACTGGGAAGATCTTGAGGAAGGTTTGAAGCTGGACGTTGTCACAGCAGACATGCTGAACCAACAGAAGACACCAGGAGAAGTTGGCAACGGCCCAAAGTTTGCAGGTGACGTTGGACGTGGCGTCAAAAGCCCACTACCAGCCAGCCAAAAGGACCGCATGGGCGCAGGCCCAGTCACCATGGGCAAGGGCGCAGAGAAGAGCGGCTATGAGCGTGAAAGCGCACCAAGCAGCGCAACTTTGAAGCACACTCAAGGCGACAACCGCCGCAGCAAGGCCACTCAAAACATGACACCTGTCAGCAAGGAAGGCGCAGCCGGCGCTCTGCTCAACAAGAGCACCGAAGGCAACAAGCGCAGCCCACTGAGCCGCGCTCCAGCAAAGTAATTTTGCTGAAATAACTGTGAAAAAAGCTGTGGGGCCTTGCTTCCACAGCTTTTTTTATGAAAAACCACAAGAAATCTTGCCATTTCAAACAGTTATTTCCGAACTTACTAAATATCTCTGGCAAATATGTCCCCGAGGATGAAATGAAGAGTACCAGCCTTCTTATCGAACACCTAACATACGAAAAAGCAGCAGCAGAAGTTCTCACTGAGATGGATGCCAGCGGCCAAAACAAAAACATGTATATGAAGGGTATCTTCATTGAGGGATCCTTGCGCAATCAAAATGGCAGAGTTTATCCCACACGAGAGATCCACAAAGCCGTGGAGCAAATCAAAGAACAAATTCGCAAGAACAACAGCGTGTTGGGCGAATGCGATCATCCTCAAGAACTACAGATTCATTTAGATAGAGTAAGTCACAAGATTACAGATATGTGGATGGATGGAAACAATGGCATGGGCAAGCTGCAAATCTTGCCCACTCCTTTGGGCAACATAATCAAGACATTACTGGAAAGCGGAGTCAAGCTGGGCGTTAGCAGTCGCGGATCAGGCAATGTGGATGACAATGGGCAAGTGTCGGATTTTGACATGCTCACTGTGGATATTGTTGCCAATCCCAGCGCTCCCAACGCATATCCCAAGCCTGTGTATGAGCAATTAATGAATCGTAGACATGGATACCGGACTCTGGATCTAGCCGAAAGCATCAAGCATGACCCACGTGCCCAAAAGCACTTGCATAAGGCACTGCTGACCTGGATCGATGATCTAAAACTTTAAAAGGAGTAACCGTCCGATGGAAAAAACATTGAAAGACCTCCTGGAAAATGACGTATTGGGCGACGAGCTCAAAGCATCACTACAGGAAGCCTTTGACAATAAGATTAAAAGCATGGAGACTCGTCTCCATGAAGACTATGCTGCACGTTATGCAAATGACAAGGCAGTGCTGGTCGAAGCCATGGACAAGATGTTGAATGACACAATTCGTTCAGAGTTGAGTGAGTTTGCTGAAGACCGCACCAACCTGCGCCGCGCCACAACCACAGCAGCCAAGCGTTACAACGCCAAATTGCGTGAACACATCAAAGCCATCAACGGCTTTGTGGCCAAGCAACTAAACGAAGAGATTGCCGAGTTCGTAAATGACCGCAAGCAACTCAAAGTTCAACGTCGTCAAATGGCAAATGAACTGGTAAGCATACGTGAAAACACCAGCTTGGAATACACACAACGTGTTCGCAAATTGGAAGAATTCGTGCTCAAGCAACTAAGCGAGGAAATCGCCGAGTTCCACAGTGACAAAAAGGCACTGGTTGAGCAACGTGTAAAGCTGGCACAGGAAGGACGCAAGCGTATCGAAGAGACACGCACACAGTTCATTACTCGTGCCAAGAATTTGGTGGAAAACACACTGAACACTGTTATCCGCAATGAACTCAGCCAATGGCGCGAGGACATCAAGGAAGCCAGAGAAAACAACTTCGGCCGCAAGATTTTCGAAGCTTACGCTGCCGAATACATGAATAGTTATCTGGCCGAAGGCAGCGAAGTTCGCAAGCTGACCCGGGCGCTTACAGAGAGCCAAGCTCGTCTGGATGCAACCGTGCGTCAAGTGGACCGCCAGAAGCAAGCTCAAACACGCTTGGTTGAGGATGCTCAAGCCAAGATCAGAGCTGCAAACGATCGTGCAGCCCGTTTGGAAATCATGAGTGAAATCATGGCACCACTGGGTCGCGAAAAGAGATCAGTGATGGAAGACCTGTTGAAGAACATTCGCACAACGAACTTGCGCGAAGCATTCAATAGATATCTACCCACTGTGATGCAGGGCAATGTTGCCCATGCAGGGACTGCCAATCAGGCTGGAAAGCGTGCATTGAGTGAAAACAAACAGTCTGTGGGTGTCACAGGCAACAGAACCAACAAACTTGCAGAAACAGTATCGGAAGAAACTAGGGACGACCTGGGCCAAATTCTATACCTGGCAGGTATCAACAGAGAATAAGGAGCAAATAAACAATGAGTAAGAATCTCTATGAGACACACTGGGCAGCAACGAAACAGGCCCTCTGCGAAGGTCTCACCGGTCAACGTAAAAAGACCATGGACCAAGTCCTAGACAACACCAAGCGTGAACTGAACAAGATGAGCGGCATCCTGTTCGAAAGCAGCACACCAGGCGGCACCAGCGCCGGTAACATTGCAACCCTGAACAAGGTGATTTTGCCAGTTATCCGTCGTGTTATGCCCACTGTTATTGCCAACGAAATCATTGGCGTGCAGCCCATGACAGGCCCCGTGGGTCAGATCCACACCCTGCGTGTTCGTTATGCTGACACTTTTGGTACCCCCAACGCAGTGCAAGCCGGTGCAGAAGCACTGAGCCCATTCGATATCGCTCGTTTCTACAGCGGTAACGGCAACAGCACAACCCCCAAGGCCGCTCCCACAAGCGTGCTCGAAGGCACAGCTGGCAAGCGCTTGAACATCCAGATCCTCAAGGAAACAGTGGAAGCCAAGACACGTAAGTTGTCAGCTCGCTGGACATTTGAAGCTGCTCAGGATGCACAAGCCCAACAAGGCATTGACATCGAAGCAGAAATCATGGCTGCTTTGGCTCAGGAAATCACCGCTGAAATCGACCAAGAAATCCTCTACAGCCTGCGTGCATTGGCTGGCACAGGCTTCACATACGACCAAGGCGCAGTGAGCGGAACTGCAACATTCGTTGGTGACGAGCATGCAGCATTGGCAACATTGCTGAACTATGCAAGCAACCAAATTGCTGCCCGCACACGTCGTGGTGCTGGTAACTGGTGCGTCGTTAGCCCCCTGGCTCTGACAATCCTGCAAAGTGCAACAACTTCAGCTTTTGCCCGCACAACTGAAGGCACATTTGAAGCCCCAACAAACACCAAGTTCGTGGGCACACTGAACAGCAGCATGCGTGTGTATGTTGACCAGTTTGCAAGCATGGACACCAACGTGTTGGTTGGTTACAAGGGACCCGGCGAAATCGACGCTGCTGCGTATTACTGCCCATATGTGCCACTAACAAGTTCAGGTGTGATCATCGATCCAAACACCTTTGAACCAGTTGTGTCATTTATGTCACGTTACGGCTACCTGGAACTGAGCAACACAGCCAGCAGCTTGGGTAATGCAGCTGACTACTTGGCCGGTATTGCCATCAACACTGCCCACATAAAATTTACGTGAGCAATATCAATAGGTTATACCTATTGGTTACTAAAAGAAAGCCCGGCAAATTGCCGGGCTTTCCTTTGAGTATGGATTGACTATTACCCCAGGACCTTGTATAAATACAAGATGACTCCTCAAGAAAAAATATTAGATATAATTGCAACAAACAAAGCAGATGGAATAGTTACACGAATTAAACATATTCCTGAACTTTGGTGTGAAGTTGTTGATTTCCCCGTGACCTTTGAACCTAAAAATCACAGTGAACGGATTTATGCATTCGCCCACAGTATAAGCAATCCAGTGTGTGCATGTGGAAATCGGTTGACTTTTGTTACAATAACCGACGGCTATCGAGAGTTTTGCAGCAGCAAATGCCAGTTTGCACTCAAAGCGGCCACCGAAAGACGTGTTGCAGTGTTGAAGGCATCTGGCGGAGTTGGGTTATCCAATCCGAAATATAGGGAAAAAGCCAAGAAGACATTGCAAGAAAAACATGGTGAAAATGTCACAAATCCTGGACAAATAAAAAGCCATCGGGAGAATATGAAAGCAAATAATCCCATGTTCCTACAAGAGAATGTGGACAAAATCGTTGCTACTATTCAAAAAAAATACGGTGCAGCGAAAAGAAATGCATCGCATATACTGATACCTGATAATATATGCAAAATACTCACAGACAAACAAAAGTTTGCTGATTGTATTAAAGGTAAAACTGCATTTCAAATATCTCAAGAAACTGGACTCAATACAACAACTATATTGAGACATGCTAAAGATCATCAGCTATTGGATATTATGATATATAATCCCCGCAGTGTAATGGAAGAGGATATGAAATGTTGGTTGGACCGCGTGAATATATGTTACAAACACGATGATCGAAAAACCTTAAATGGTTACGAATTGGATTTCTTATTTCCTGAAATAGGAGTGGCTATTGAACTTAATGGGATTTGGCATCATAGCGAACTTGGTGGTGATAAAGATAAAAAATATCATTCACGAAAGTTTAAAGAATGTGAAAATAAAGGAATCCAGTTATTGCAGATCTGGCAAGACGAATACTGGAAAAGCAAAAAAATCGTCCAAAGTAAGATTTTATACTTGGCAGGAATGCACATCAATAAAATATATGCAAGGAAATGCAAGATTGGTTGGTTAAATGATAATGATTTAGAGCGCGAGTTCTTGAACATCAATCACATACAGGGATTTGCTGATTATCGAAAATTCAGTGCGGCAGCTTGGCATAACGACAAATTAGTGGGTGTAATGAGCTTTGCATTTCAAAACAAATATTGGGAAATTGTGAGGTTTGCTACTGATATTTCGGTGAATATCCCTGGGTTGTTCTCTCGACTATTGCGATTTGTGATTGATTCGGGGAAGGTGCAAGATAAAATAGTGAGCTTCAGTGATAATCGCATAAGCAACGGCAAGTTATACTCGGTCACTGGATTTACATTAGAGGAAACTATTACTCCTGCCTACCAATATACCAACGATTATGTTACCAGAGAAAACAGGCAGGGATTTATGAAATCTAAGTTGATAACTCGATTTGGACTTGATCCTGATTATGTGAAAAATTCCACTGAATGGCAAATAGTCCAAGAGCTGGGTTATGATAGATTGTGGGATGCAGGAAAAAAGAAATGGGTGTTGTCCTTATAAATATCGTATACTTGTAAGGTGCGCTCATGAAAATCTCTGAATTACTAACAGAATCAAAACCTCTACTGGAAGGCGGCAACGTCTTTGAACTTGCTGATGATACTCCGCTAACGCAAAGAATAGCACGTCGGGATATAACGCCCACTATCAAGTGGTTGGAATCCATTACGGGTTTGCCCTTGATAGACAACGCACTGGGTAGTGTGGGCAAAAAGGAATCCAGTGGAGATTTGGATTTAGCTGTAGATGAAAACAAAGTTACAAAAGAAGATCTGTTTGCAAAACTTGTAGCATGGTGTCAGGAAAATAATGTTCCCCAGGACCAAATAGTAAACCGTGCCAAAAAGGGCGGCAATCCGGCATTTAAACAGGGATGGGTTGCCAAAAGCGGAATTTCTGTGCATTTTCGTGCCCCTATAAAGGGAGATCAACGCAATGGATTTGTGCAAACAGATTTCATGTTCACAGGGGATCCACATTGGATGAAGTTTGGCATGTATGCACCTGGCGATGTAAGCAGGTATAGCGGTGCAGATAGAAACCTGCTCATGAGTAGTGTGGCAAAAGCTCAGGGACTCAAGTATAGTTGGCAAAAAGGCCTCGTCCGTCGTGAAGATGAACAGCCCATCAGCAAAGAGCCCAATGTCATTGCGCAGCGCCTGTTTGGGAGGGGTGTTGATCATCATGTATTTGACAGTGTGGAAAACATGCAAGATCAAATCAACAAGACTCCCAAACTGAAAGCTCTTCTACGAGATCTATACAACACATTGAAAGATGATCCTAAAGGGCAAGAAGAAGCACAGAGATTGCAGCGCCTCCTGGCCACAGTTGTCACGGAAGCAATCAAAGGCTGGAAAAATGCAGTAAGTGACATACAAAAGTTCAGAACGGCGGCCAGCAATGCACTAAAGCCTGCAAAACTGGTGTCACTGAAAAAAGACGGCACTGAGCGCAAAATGCACGATGCCACATCATATTACTATAGCGAGAAAGAAGCTCGCGACAAACACGATTACATGGTGGAAATAAATCCCGGCAGAAAGATCCAACACAATCTCTATGTGGACAACAAACTGGTTTGCGCCTTGAAGGAAACCCGCTGATGAAAATCCAAGAGATTATAACGCCACTATCAGAAAGCAAGGGTTTATTTGGCAGAAAAGTGGGCGACACATTCACAGACGACAACGGTGAAAAAGCCCGATTTGAAAAGATCATGATGTATCCCAACGGTGAAAAAGCCTATGCCGACATCCAAGCATGTGATGCAGCCAAAAAACAAATTGAAAAAGACACAGGACTCAAGATCCTGTGGGTAAATGCACATGGCGCACACAATCTGGCATTTGCTGTTGCACAGTTTACCCTGGACAACGGAGAATCCATGCTGTGGGGCAGACATTATCGTGTGGTTCCCAGCAATGTTATCAGCAGTTGGGGAAACAAAGAAACACCCGGCACCTGGACTCTGCAAATCAAATCAGCAACAAAAATGCGCACTGGTTTGACTCCACAAGATTTGATTGGCACCGACAAGAAGTTCAGTAATGTGGAGGAAATATTAGCCAAAGTGCGCAGTCGCATGAGTGACCCCGCTATCATGGCGGGATTTGAACAGCTTGTGCAGGGTAAGTTGCCGGTGTTTACTTCCCAAGCACAAAATTTAGAAGCAATTCGCGACTACCTGGGTGAGATTATGCAACCCATTGCACTAATAAACGGCATGGTAGATGGTGATGCCGACACTGCCCGTGAAGAATGCCTGGGAGTAGATTGGACTCAATGCAGCATAGTGTGGCCACAAGCCAAAAACACCAACCTCATTGACAGTGTGTTTGTTGCACCACGTGGCAACACGCTGGGTATCAGCAGCAAGGGCAACAAAGGGGCCAATGCCAGCAGCGGCAACATCTGGAGTGCCATTGAAAAAGCACGCAGGTCGGGAAAAACAGACCTTATTGACAAATATAACAATGTAGTTGAGATCATTGAAGTAATCAACAGCAACAGTGCCATTGAAGGACCCATAAAACTGGGCCAAAGATTTGGCATGTGTGATGAGGCTGTGGGCAACGAAATACGCCGCCTGGTCAATGTAGATACAAACGATGTCAGCAAACTCACACCACAAGCACAAAAACTATTTCACGAGTATGGCAGCCGACCTGATGTTTCAGGATATCGCATAGGATTTGTGTTGTTGGCCAATCTTGCCAAAAAAGTCAGTGCCCATGTGAACCAAGTTCCAGAATTTGGTGAAGGTTGCTTGGCCTTCTTGAATCAAGCCAGCATCTTGCAAGTTTACACCACAGCCAAGGTAGTAAAGAATGATGTTCACATTACAGGCTTCACCAGCATCTACCCCGCTGAATTTGATGGCTCGGTGTATTTGGACGCTGGTAAAAACTACATGAGCAGCAGAGTAGCCGGCAAGATCAGCTTCAAGTATGGAGTCAATAAGCCTGCTGTGGATGAGAAGCCCGCCTATGCAGATTTCAGTTTGTGATGTAGTGTAATAGGAACAGCTTATGAAAATATCAGAAATACTTGCTCCTGCATTACAAGAAGGTGGCTGGAGTGATGTTGTTACACAGGGCACTATAATAACACCACAAGTGGTTCGCCAGGCATTAGCTGTGGTGAAAAAGTTTACAGAGGATTTTAATCGTTGGTTGGCAAGCCACGACCAACCCACTGTGGAAATGGGCCACCCCTTGGGCAGCACAGCCTGGCATGGTAGAGATGCAGCCGATGCCACATATGGGGATATTGATTTGCAAATGATTGCACCTGTGCAGGATAATAGCCAATCTGTGAGTCAATTGGCCAGCCAATGGAACACCATGGCTGATAAATTTATTGCGGAAACACAACCCAGTTACGTTTATGATCAAGGCAAGCCCAGTGCTGGGCATATCATATTTCAGATATCAGCTGATCAATATGTGCAAGTAGACATGATTTGGACTCCGGCCGCCCTGGCTAACTGGGCAAGATATCGCATGACTCCGGCTCACAAGGTAAAAGGCGCCATGTATGGCAACCTGTTTAGCACCCTGGGTGAAATCATGCACATCAGCATCCAAAGCAGCGGTGCTCAAATCAAAGTGAAAGATGGCGAGGCACTTCCTTTTGCCAAAAGCAGAAAATACGATGCCCTGGAAACACTGAGCCAAGACATTGAAAGATTTGGGCTGGATATCCTTGTGGAACTCTACAAAAAGATATATCCCCAGCAAGATGTCAAAAACATTATTGTTGATCCTCTACTGCAAGCCAACCCTGGCATAGATCCTGAAAACATCAAAGCACAGCGTTTGGTTGACGTAATAAAAGGGCTGGCACGCAGTTTTCAAGCAAACCGCATGTATGGGCAGTTCAATCTCCGGCACATTAAAGATTACGCCGAATTCATTGCAGAGTTTAAAAAACACTACCTGGGTAAACTGGATGTGGCTGTGAACAGCACTAAATTTGACAAAGCAGCCAGCCCCGAGGCACAAGCCAAAGCAGCGGAAACCAAGAACAAAATGATCAGCCATGGCACGGCCATCATGAAAATGTTTTAGCACTCAGAGCATCTATAAATACACACGCATACACAAGGATTCAATATGGCAAAGCTCAGCCTGTGGCGTGGTTTAGGCACCAAAACCAAGGACTATCAGTTCACCGACAAGATCATTGCACAGCAATATCAAGTGGGCGGGGTGGAGTTCTATGTCCACAAGTATCTGGGGCCTGATCTCAATGCCAGCACCAACAGCTCTGTGAATTTGGATATGTCGGGTCAGGATCCGTTTGGCATGACCATCCAAGACGTGGTCAACATGGAAATACGCGACAGAAAGTATGACCCTGATGTGTGGAGCCTGCGTGGACATTACCAAATAAGTGACAGCGAATTTGATTTGCGCCAGTTTGGTTTGTTCCTCAGCAACGATACCCTGTTCATCACATTTCATCTCAACACCATGGTGGCTCGATTTGGCAGACGCATCACAGCAGGTGATGTCATTGAAGTGCTCAATCAACGAGATGATTTAGTGACAGGAACCGTGGCAGCCATTAGCAAATATTATGTGGTGCAAGAAGGCACACGACCAGCGGAAGGATACGGACCCAGTTGGTGGCCTCACTTGTGGCGTGTGAAATGCAACCCCATAACTGACACGCAAGAATACAAGGACATCTTCAATGCACCCATCCTGGATAGTTTGGGCAATGAAGTTCTTGATAACAATGGCAATGTTGCCACAGTGGGCAGTGAACTCAGCACACGCGGAGCCGAACTGGCAATAAACGACAAGATACTGGATTTGGCCACTGCGGCTGTGCCGTTTAGAAACTTGCAGGGTGCGCATTTTTATGTGCTACAGGGAGACCTGGACAAACCTGTGACTATTTGGGCAGGTGACGGCATTCCTCCCAACCAAAGCAAACCAGTTGATCAGGGCATCACATGGCCCAGCATGCCCAAACAGGGAGATTATTTCTTGAGAATCGACTACTCGCCAGCCTTGTTGTATAAAAGAACCGAAGACCGCTGGGTGAGAACAGAAGCAAACTGGAGAGCACCTTGGCTGCCGGCAAATCGTTTGCTCACGACCTTTATCAACAACGATGCTGTAACCACACTAACTGATGGCACTCAGCAGCCGGAAAAACAAAACCTCCGAGATGCTATTACACCGCGACTTGATCCTGACATAATATAAGAGGAGACACACCAATGATTACACAACAACAACTGGCTGCATGCATTCCCGGTCACAACATTGACCAATGGTATGACGTAATTGTGGCCTATATGACCAAGTTTGAAATCAACACTCCCATGCGCATTGCTCATTTTCTAGCACAGTGCGGACACGAGAGCGGAGATTTGAGAGAAATACAAGAGAACCTCAACTACAGTGCCAAGGGCCTGCGTGGAGTTTTCCCCAAGTATTTCCCCACAGATGAAATGGCATTGCATTACCAGCGCAAGCCCGAGCTGATTGCCAACCGCGTATATGGTGGCCGCATGGGCAATGGGGACGAAGAAACCGGTGATGGATTCCGCTATCATGGACGTGGATTGATCCAACTCACTGGCAAGGACAACTATAGAAAGTGCAGTCACGACGTATTTGGTGACGACCGTTTGGTTGAAAACCCCGATTTGCTGGCAACACCCGAAGGTGCTGTGGCTAGTGCCTGCTGGTATTGGACCAGTCACAAGTGCAACCAGATTGCCGATCAAAATGACATTTTGCATCTAACCCGAGTTATCAATGGCGGAACCATTGGGCTGGATGATCGCACTGCTCGCACACATCATTGCTACGCGGTATTGACACAGTAACATGCAATATTTCTACAGCGGCCAAATACGTAACTATCGCTTGCAAATCATCCGTGCATTCAGCAATTTCTACATTCAGTATGGCACGGGTGAACTGGTTCGTGTGCCCTGTAGATATGGCGATCCCAGTCGCATTGCAGAAAATGTAGTGAGAGGAGGCAGTGAAAACAAAGTTTTAAGCTGCCCTTTCATTACATGTTACATAAGTGGCATCACAATGAGCAGCACACGTCGGCAGGATCCTACATTTGTAGACACAGTTCAAGTCAACGAGCGCAACTACGATGCGGAAACGCAAAAGTATGGCAATGATATAGGAAATCGTTACACCGTGCAGCGTTATATGCCTGTGCCCTACGATATCACAGTGCAGGTAGACATCTGGACCAACAACTTGGATCAAAAAGAACAACTAGCCGAGCAGATTCTGGTGTTATACAACCCCAGTGTGGAAATCCAAACCAGTGTCAACCCTCTTGATTGGAGCGTGCTGAGTTTGTTGGAAATGCAGGACAACATAACCTGGACCAGCCGCAGCATTCCACAAGGCACTGACAATCCCATTGATGTCATGACCATGACATTCAAAGTGCCTGTGTGGATCAATCCGCCAGCCAAAGTCAAACGCCAGGCCATTATCCATGAAATCATTACTGACATTGTGGATGTCACAGGCAGTCAAGACGTTCACAATGTAAACTGGGAAAGCGTGGAATTTTTGACACGCATCTTTACAGAGCCTGGTGATCACGGCATCAACATCATTAGTGAAAACGGTCAACTCAAACTGCAACTGACCACAGCGGCTGGCGCCCTGCGAGATCCCGACCAAAATGCCACTGTGTTGTGGGGCACAGCCAATCCTGTGCTAACTGATGGGGATCAATTCACTTGGAATGGCCACGAATGCATAGTGACCAGCAGCAATGTTGCTGTGGCTACAGCAGGATTCAACATACAAACACCCAATGGTTACACCTGCATGTTGTTCAACGGCAATCAACCACAATTTGTCAACTACACCAACCTCAACATGACATTCACAGAAATAACACCTGGTGTGCTCAGCAGCTTGGGACTGCCCACCAGCTACCCTGGCGGAAACTTTGCATGGTGGCGTTTGTTGCAGGCATATGGCAACTTCAAGAGCTATTCACAATACAACACAGCAGGCAGCAAACTGAAAGTTCGCCTAAGTGATGATGTATCTCCCAGCGGTGTTGGTGTTGTGGGATATCTGGACTACGATGTTAACAATCAAAATCAAATGATCTGGCGCATTGATACTGTGTCTATACCCGGCATGCAGATTGCCAATATTGATGCGGTGGTGAATCCTGAGAAAACCGGGCCCGGTGCTGGCCTTCCGGCCGCTGCTACTGGACAGAGATATTTGCTCACAGCAGACATGGCTCAAGACAACATATCATGGGGCACGCTGGCAGCGCCGGCTGATTGCATTGTGGAATATGATGGCAGTGCATGGTTCGTAGCTTGGAATCCAGCGGAAAACCAAAACACCACACAATGGGTTTTCAACGAATACAGCAGCAAGTATTTGCAGTGGTCAAATAATCAGTGGCAAAATTTCCTCAGTGGCTTGTATAGGCCCGGGCAATGGAGTCTCAGCATCTGATAGCTAAATATCACCAGGAGATACAACATGGCCGGTGTACTAAGAGTTGAATTGATTGAACAAGTCAAGCGCATGCTGGGTAGCAGCATGGTTGACCGCGAATTGGAAGCAGAAGATTACGAGCTTGCAACCACACTGGCTTTTGAACGTTATGAACAGATAGCCGGCAATGCACAGGAAGAAGCCTACATCTTCCTGGAATTGGTAAATGAGGAAGGTGTGTATTTTCTGCCACCGGAAATCATCAGTGTGAGACAGATATTCCGCCGCGGCTTGGGTGAAACCAATGGTGGCACCAGCATAGACCCCTTTAGTTTGGCCTATACCAATTTGTATTTGTTGCAAGCAGGCGCAGGCGGCGGATACACAGCTGGTCTATTGACCTACGAGTTGTTCAACGACTACATCAAGCTGGCAGGGCGCATGTTTGGCGCTTATATTCAATTTACCTTCAACAATGTCACCAAGAAACTGCAAATCATACGCAAGCCCACCGGCGGCGAGCCCGTGTTGCTGTGGGTCTACAAGAAGCGCAGTGAAGATGAATTGTTGCAGGACACGTTTATTAAACCCTGGATACGCAGCTACACCCTGGCCTGGGCCAAGCAGATGCTGGGTGAAAGCTATGAAAAATATGCACAGATCATTGGGCCTCAGGGCGGCACAACACTAAATGGTGCAGCACTGAAAGCAGATGCCAAGGAAAGCATGGAAAAGCTGGAACAGCAACTCAGGCTCTATGAAGATAATTCAATGCCTCTGGGGGTCATCATCGGATAAAAGTTGACATTATATGTTGCTATGTTATTGTTGTGAAAATATCACAAGGAACACACAGTGACAGATTTCACAGTATATGTTTTGGTGCGTAACGATCTACCCAGTATGAATCCTGGCAAAGCCATGGCCCAGGTGCACCACGCCGGCGTGCAGATGATGTCTAAACAAGGCACTAACAAGTTGGTCCAGGAATATATCAATTGTGGCATCTCAGCCGGCGCTGATTATTTCAACACTACGCTGGTTCTTAGTGCAACCCGAGATGAAATTGATGATATTTTTTATCAAGTCCGCAATCTCAATAGTGAAACCATTATTGGCAACACGGTGATTGATCCCAGCTATCCTTTTGTAGTTGATAGAGAGATCGCCCAACTTTTACAAGAAAACCACAACATAACTTGGGTCAAAGAAATGGATAACGGCCAAGTGCTGATGACCCGCACGGCGCTTACCTGTGCTTGGTTCCTGGGTGATCGGGACAATCCCGAGTTTCGAGATCTTTTTGCCCAGTTCAGCTTGCATCCTTAGGATGCAAGCACTTTCTCTACTTTGCTGTATAGATCTGGCAGTGTGCCACTGTTCCAGATAACATTGTAGTCTCTCACCCCCAGCCATTCATACTCACTGGGATGAACGTCGCTCCTGATCCGCATGCTTAGTGGACGGGCAATAGCATCCTGCGCCCATGAGGGTTCGGGATCTCTTCTGACCCAGATAAAATCAGCCCCCATGTCAGCAAGCATGTGAACTTCATTGGGGAAGCGCACGTCGGTAATCACAACAGATCCTGTGCATTGTGAAATCTTGCGTTCCAGGCCAGCCATCCAGATGTCGTCAAAGAATTTCTCACGCAACACATCAGTGCCCAGATACTGAAGCACCCAGCGCGGAGTCACTGTGCGCTGCATCTTTGCGCTCCAAAAATCATCGGGCTGTTCGCGCCATGTGCGGCTCTCAGCAGTGTTGCCTTCCAACATGTGGCGTGGCCAGCCAAAAATTGCAGCAGTGGCATCTTTGAGGTTGCCGGCAAAGCTCATGGCTGTAAAATCATGTTGGTTTACAAGGTAATCACCCACTGTGCCCTTGCCGCTGCCAATCCAACCCAATACTCCAATTATTTTTTTCATATATTGATCCTGTCAGCAAAATATATACAAATTTTATATGCAAAATCAACTCATGCGAACCTTTAGTTGCACGAACACGGGGGTTTTGCACCCCCACCCATAAATAACAGGCATTCATATTCAGTGAGGTCATCAATGCCCGATTTAGTTTCTCCCGGCGTTTCAGTAACAGTTACCAACGAGAGCTTTTACACAAGCGCTCCAACTGGCACCGTTCCGCTTATTGTCATCGCCACTGCACAAGACAAGTTGCAGCCCGGCACTGCCAGTGTGGCTCAATACACAACCAAGGACACAGCCGGTCAACTTAAACTGGTTACCAGTCAACGTGATGTCTTGCAGTTGTATGGTGCACCAAACTTCTATAGTGTTGGGGGCACTCCACAATACGACAATCAATTGAATGAAGTTGGTTTGTTTAGCTTATATGAGTTCCTGGGTATTGCCAATAATGCCTACGTAATCCGTGCTGACATTGATTTAACACAATTGAAACCCAGAAGCACAGAGCCCACTGGTACACCCACAAACGGCAGCTATTGGCTAGATACCAGCCAATCTGTATGGGGAACATTCGTTAGTAACGGTAATCCCAACCCTGCATTTGCTTGGAGTGCAGTTGCGCCCATGGTAATTACAGACAGCATGAACTTGGAAAATATTATACAAGGCCGTGTGCAACTTGACCCAGTTACGCCCACTGCTCCCATTACCAGTGCCAGTGCTAATGCAGTTGTAGATACAGGAACAATCAGCATCAATGGCGTGCCTGTATCACTTACAAGTGCAATGACCTTGCCAGATATTGCAAATGCAATTAATGGAAGCAAAGGGTTGCAGTTGCTGGGAGTCAGTGCAGAAATTTTCAGTCACAATGAAATAAGCGATCCAGTTGTGAGTACACAAGTTACAACAGTTTACAATCTGCGACTGAAAATAAACGATATCAACAACACTGTTTACTTTGATGAAATTGGCAACGACGCTCCTTTGATTCAATTGGGATTTGTTAACCCCGATAACACAGCCAACTATACCCCACTTAATATTGCTTCGCCTTTGAGAAGTTTTGGCACAGCAGGCGAACTGGCTGTTGATACAGTTAGTGTCAGTCCCGGCGCCAATGGCACATATAAAAACCGCATCTGGGAAAAGATAAGTGTTGTTACAGGGTTTGGCCTGAACAGCTTCACCAAAGACTGGTGGTTTGCTGTGGGTACAACGGAACAAAGCACTATTACAGATAGCAACAACACTGATTATGCTTTTGCAGGTTGGGGTTGGCAGGAAGCCGAGCCCCTGGTAGTAACAGCAAGCAAGAGCAACCCTGTCATGGATTTGAGCGCCACAGCAGCAACCATTACAATTGGTGGCCAAAATGTTGTTGTTGCACCTAGTGACATACATGTGAGCAGTTTAGTTACCAATATCAACGCTGGATTCACAACCTTGCAAGTTAATGCTCATGCAGATCTTTACACCACAGGCATTAACACCTACTTGCGTATCACCAATTACGATGGCACAACAGTGAGATTCCATGACACCACAAATGGCAGCAGCAATGGAATTTGGACTACTGTGGGAATTGATACCAGCCAAACGTATTTTGGCAGCGTAACAGGAACCTCGGCTGTGTCTTCCTTCACAACCGGAGACAAGTTCACAGTGGATATTGGTGCCGGAGCGCAAACAATCACTGTGGCATCCAGCCCCAGCAACGACATCAGCAATGTGGTAGCACAGATCAACACCGCTGTGGGGGCCAGCATTGCTACTGCACCCAACAATCATCTTACACTGTCACGTGCCGGCACATACATCAAGGTGCAGCAAGTCAAGGGCACCCCACTCGATCATGCTGGCATTGAAACTGGCAACCACTACGGCCGTCAGGCATTTTTCCAAGATTATTACCCTGCGTTGGCTGTGCCCAGCACACTGCCACAATTGGCTGCCAAGAGCATTTGGCTGAACACCACTAGCCAAAACCGCGGTGCAGACACAGTTGTAAAACAATATGCAAACGGCACCTGGACAACGCAAAACACTGCGCCCAATACTGGAACCATACCATGGTTTCGCCAGACAAGCGATGCAGACATTAGCTTTGGATCACGCAAGTCTGTGGGTAGCATCTTTATGCAATATAATCCCGACAACAGCATTCCCAGCCAAATGACCATGCAGCTAATGAGATGGGATGGCACAACATGGAGTTCTGCAGGAATGGGTGACCAGACCTGGATGTATAGCCCCAAAACAACTGCTCCTCAGGGATCTCCAGCAGATGGCACATTGTGGTATAACACTACACTGCAAGTGGACATCATGGTGAATACTGGTCGCCAGTGGGTTGGTTACAAGAACCTCTACCCTGGAACAGACAACAACGGAGTTATCATTAGTGGCAGTGCTCCGCTAACACAAAGCAACGGCAATGCGCTAGTGGATTACGACATTTGGTTGGACAGCAGCCAGAGCACATACCCAGTTCTAAACAGATATGTTAGCAGCAGCAGAAGCTGGGTGCAAATTGACAACACGGATCACGTTACACCAGGTGGTATTATATTCGAAGACGCACGCAGCAATGCCGGTGCTGAATATAATTACAGTGTTCTCAACAGCACTCTTGTGCTGAGCGACTATGTGGACAGCGATGTGCCTGATGCAGAACTTTACCCAACTGGTATGTTGTTGTTCAACACACGTTACAGCACCAACAACGTCAAGCGCTGGAGTGCAAATTATTTTGGTGCAGGCATGGGAACCTGGGTCACAGCAAGCGGCAACAACCCCGGCGACCTTACTCCCTACATGGGAACCGCAGCTCAAAGAATAATGGTAGTCCAGGCTCTGCAGGGTGCCCTGCAAGCAAGTGAAGATGCTCGTGCAGAACAGACATACTTCAACTTGATTGCAACACCAGGTTATCCTGAATGCATCGATGAGATGGTGACTCTCAACACAGACAAAAAACAGATTGCATTTGTTGTGGGTGATACTCCTGCTCATCTTGCCCCCACCGGAACCGCAATCGTTAACTGGGCAACCAACGCAGCTAACGCATATGACAATGGCGATGCAGGTTTGATCACACACGATGATTACACCGCAGTGTGGTATCCCTGGGCCCTAAGCACCAATTTGGATGGCAGTTATGTATTCGTGCCACCCAGCATGATGGCATTGCGCACTATTGCATTCAACGATCAAGTTGCCTATCCTTGGTTTGCGCCAGCAGGCTTTAACCGTGGTTTGGTAACTGGAGTCAACAGTGTGGGTTATCTCAATAGCATAGGCGAATATAAAGCATTGACACTGAATCAAGGTCAGCGAGATGTCATGTATAGCCACAGCATCAACCCCATTGCTTATATCCCCAACCGCGGCTTGGTAATTTACGGACAAAAGACACTGAGTGCCACAACCAGTGCTATGGACCGTATCAATGTAGCCCGTTTGATCAACTACCTCAAGTATCAGTTGGACAATGTTGCCAAGAGTTTCTTGTTTGAACCCAATGACAAGCAAACTCGTGATGCAGTGCTCACTACATTCAACGGGTTCTTCAATAACCTGGTGGGATTGCGTGCCATATACGACTTTGCTGTGATTTGTGATGAAACGAACAACACACCAGCGCGCATTGATGCAAATCAATTGTGGATTGATGTGGCAATTAAACCTGAAAAGGCCATTGAGTTCATCTACATACCCATCCGCTTGCTCAACACAGGCGATCCAATGCCCAACGGCACACGATAACTGGCAAATGGCGGGGAGCGATCCCCGCCATTTCTCTCTGTGGCCAAGCTGATCTCTAAAAAATCCATTTGGTATAAATACACATAACAAATCCGGAGGAATCAAAATGGCATTCACCCCTACACTAAGCAAGTTTGGCGTACCACTAGTACCTGGTACTAGTGGTATCGGCATGCTGCAACCCAAATTAAAGTATCGTTTCCGTGTGAGCATGGATCGATTCGCAGGATTTGGCCCCACACTGGAATTGACCCGCCAAGTCAAAAGTGTGGTTCGTCCCACAGTGACATTTACAGAAACTGCTATCCACAGCTATAACAACGTCATGTATATTCCACAAAAACCCACTTGGGGTGCTATTGATATTATTGTTCAAGATGATGTTACCAGCGCAGTTAGCCGATTGATCAATGCACAAGTTCAGCGTCAGCACAACTTTTTTGATCAAACAAGCGGACTTTCGGGCGCAAATTTCAAATTCCGCACCAAAATAGAAACACTTGATGGTGGCAACGTGGGCGTGCTGGAAGCATGGTATCTGGAAGGTTGCTATCTGCAATCTGTTGCATATGATACTTTTGATTACAGCAACAGCGAACCCATGCAGATTACCATGAACATTCGTTTCGACAACGCAACACAAGACACCAGTGTGTTGGGTGCAGCCGAAGGACTCATGGTCGGCGTCTAACTCTAGATTAGTAGGAAGAACGGGGCTGGGAAACCAGCCCCGTTCTTGTCTATAAATATTGTTATGACAATCACCGATCAAACCCGTTTGGCTTTTCAACCCTACGCCAGCAAATTCTTCCTGGACGATTCTGCAGGAGCGCCTGGCGCTGGCCCCTTGAGCCTGCTAAAAACTCCCAGATACAAATTCATGTATTATGCCAGCTTTGTGCTGGATCAAACTGTGTTGGATAGCATATCAAGTGAGGCCGACCCAGCCATTGTGAAAAACCTGAGATTGGATGGTTGGCAAGACAAAAGAAGCATAAGTTTTCTGGTGAAAAAGGTCGACCGCCCCAAAATAGATCTAACCACGGTGGAAAGCAATCAATATAACTTACGCAGACAAAACTACACCAGGGTTGCCTTTACTGACGTAACAATGACTTTGTATGACACAAGTGATAACAGAGTATTAAACATGTGGATTAACTATTTCCGCTATTACTTCAATAATTCTCGCGCCGGCGTAGCAGATATTACTTCACTGACTCCTACAGGCCCCAGCACTGGGTTGCGATTCGATGAATTCCAAAGCGGTTATGGCATGGCACCTGTGTATGGCAGAAACTTTTTTAAAGAAATAGGACTATACGCAATCTTTGGACAGAAAGCCCAGCTAACTCGCCTGATATCTCCCAGAATTTCCCGCATAGATTGGGGCACATTTGATAGCACTGACAGCGGACCCACAGAAGTAACTATATCATTTAAATATGAGAATATCATTTATAGTGAAGATGTGGATCTTAAAACCAATGCTGATCTAGCAGATAGCATGGGATTTATAGGTAACCCCCTTGACCCTCCCAACGTCCCCATTACAGACGATGCGGCATTGAGCAGAATACCCAAGGTGGATTTTGATACCCGGGTGCAGGCAGTGGTGCCTAGACCAGCGCTGCCCTATAGGCAGGTGCGAGAAATAACAGGACCTGTGGATCAGACTCCGCAAAGCATTTATGTGCCATTTTTAGGAGCAGTGGGCGGGGCTGTGAATATCAGTCCGGTTATCAGCCCTTTTGGCATTTTGGTTTTTGGATTGTAACATGCCCTATAACGATATAATTGCAAAAAACATCAGAAAACAAATTGCGCTCAACAGCGGACCATTGGCGATCACCAGCAAAAACGTTGCCGGTACTGGTGGTACTGGAGGCAGCCTGCAATGGGTTGATGTTAATACTCGTCAGTCTGTCGCCAAAAGCGGAGATGCAGGAAACTGGCTAGCAGCAAATTCTCCTCAGATTTATACCACAGCCATAACCGCAGACAGTTACAACAAAATTTTAGGAATATTCCAAAAAATAGGAATACCCGACAGTGTGTTGCAGCCTTTGGTAAGCGCAGCCAGTTATTATGTTAGCCAAACAGGAGCAGATCCCAGCGGCATCTACAACAGTTCAACTGGACAACTTAGTGCTCCGTTTGCCAGCGTATATAATGCATTAAGACATCCCAGCAGCCAAGTTGGTGTAGTCAAGAACAACAGCACACCCAACTGGCAAAATAATCCCCTGTTGCGAGGAAATCTGCAAGAGTATCTGCCATGAGCAAATTTATACAAAACAAATTTGTGCCCAAGCACCCTGAGAAACTTATAGGACAACAGCAAGTGTTTTATCGTTCCTCCTGGGAAAATACTGTGATGACCTTCCTGGATACTCATCCCAGTGTGATTCAATGGGCCAGTGAAAGCATCCGGGTAAATTATATCAATCCTCTCACGGGCAAACGTAGCCAATATGTTCCCGACTTCATGATCATTTATCAAGACAAAAATGGCAACCGCCGCAACGAGATTGTGGAAGTGAAACCACGTAGCCAAGCACTGGTAGAACATGCCAAGAGTCGCTATGACAAAGCCATGCAGATTGTCAACATGGCCAAATGGGCAGCGTGCTTGGCTTGGTGCAAGCAAAACGGATTTACGTTCCGTGTGCTCACCGAAGACTCGATTTATGCATCTACTGGGAACAATGTGAGGAAACGACGCAAATAAATAGATGATACGGATCGCGATGTTAGAGCATCCATCCGTCCTATCGCTTGGAGGAGCAACAGCATGAATATTTATAGTCACGACTCTGTATTTTTAGAGAATGATTCTACAACTTTATATTATGATATGGTGAATCTTGCGATTTCAGAAGGGCGCAAGAAAGGAAAGACATGCTATTACGAATCACATCACATACTACCCAAGTCATTGTTCCCAACATACAAGAATGAAAAATGGAATGTTGTATTATTGACTATACAAGAGCACATCCAAGCTCATATCCTCTTGGTCAGAATGACAACTGGATCGGCCAAATACAAAATGGAAATGGCGCTTCATATGTTGGCAACTGGAGTATATTCCGGAAAACGAAAAACTTCTGATATTGATATATCGTTACTTGCAGAGGCAAGGGAATTGGGTGTGTCATCCAGATATGAATATTGGACAGAAGAAAGACGAAACACCCACTCTGAGACTCTAAAGAAATATAATGAGTCTGTGGATAAATCATCACTTGAATACCTAAATCGAATTGAAAAAATTAGAGAATATCAAAAAACAAAAGAATGGTCGGAAACAGCCATAGAAAATAGATTATTCAATTGCCTCAAAGCTTCACAATCAAGAAAAGGAATGCCGTGGTCAAAAAACAGAAGGATAGCACATATTGGAGTGACACAATCGGTCGAATCAAATATCAAACGAAGCAATGCGATGAAAGGACGAAAGACATCTACAGGGATGTTAGGCAAATCTCATTCCAATGAAACAAAAGAAAAAATGAGAGAATCGAACAAAAACCGGACTGATTCCAGAATTCACAAAGGATATTGGTATTTGTCCCCTGATAATATTGAGGTCTTGTTCTGTCCTATAGGAGAAACCGCGAAATATTATGGCTTATGTGTAGAAAGATTGCGTATTATTAGAACTGATCTATCATCAAAGCATAAAGGCTGGTTATATTTGCGGGTTGCTACTATTGAAGAAGTAAACGAGGCAAAACTAAATAAAGGCAGCACAGGAAAACGCCGATGAACAAGCACCTTGCCGAAACATTTGATTTGCCCGAATACAGCCAGCCCAGCGATGCGGACATCAACGCTGCCTTGGAAAATGCTCAGGATCTGGAAAAATCCTTCAAAGATATCAATAGCTTCGATGCGCATGATGTGGAAATGGATGAAATATCCGAGATGGCTGTATCGGCACACCGGGACCTACTTTTGGTGGTATAAATAGGATATGCGGTCCACGGGATTACGAGCCCCAAACCGCTCTAACGCTTTCAAGGAGCATCAGCATATGTCTACTTATCGACGAAAGTATCCTGAAGGATACTATGTATATGCCTATATTCGCAATAAAGATTCAGAAAATGGACAAGCGGGGACCCCTTATTATATTGGCAAGGGTAAGAAGAAACGAGCTTGGGAAAAACACCGGGTAAAGGTTCCCAAGTCGGATGATAACATCATAATATTGTATGAAAATTTAGATAACTATACAGCCCGTGATATTGAAATTAGGTTGATCAGGTGGTATGGTCGTATCGACTTGGGAACCGGTATATTACAAAATTTGACGCATGGCGGGGACGGATCTTCACATTATTCTCCAGAAACGAGAGAAATCCTTCGAAAAAAGCGCGCAGCTCAAATAATGAAGCCAATGAGCGATGAAACGAAACGTAAAATTGGCGCCGCCAATAAAGGAATAAAACGCCCCAAACAAACATTAGAAACAATTCAAAAACGAATAAAATCACTAATAGGAATTCCATGCAAAGAAGAGACCAAAGAAAAAATAAGAAACTCTAATTTGGGCCGCAAAGCGTATAATAATGGAGAAATTACCATTTATCGAAAGGAACATCCGGGCGATAATTGGGAGTTAGGTCCTGTTGTTTTGTGGACTACATGCCCTCACTGTCTCAATTCAGGATCGTCGGCGGAATTAAGAGGAAAGCATTTTGACAAATGCAAAAGTAATCCAAAGTATAAAAAGTTCATTTTGGTCGATCCTTTCAATTTATGGTGATAAATAATTTTTGTGACAAATACATATTCAAAATTATCAGAGACTTTTGATATGCCTAACAATACAAGAGAGATAGAGCAAGATCATATTGATGAATTGTTAGATCAAGCAAAGAGTATTGAAAAAATGGCTGCACTTGGTGATGTTGATGATCATGATGTGGAAATGGATGAAATATCCGAGATGGCTGTATCGGCACACAAAGATTTACTGGAACTGGGTATGAATGTGGATACCAGGACTGCGGGAGAGATCCTGGGCACCAGCGCAACCATGTTGAAAATTGCCATGGATGCTCGCAACAGCAAGATGGACAAAAAACTTAAACTTATCAAGCTGCAAATGGACAAAATGAAACTGGATCACGCCATGGCCAAAGAAGACAATGCACCAGTTGATGGGGGCGCCCTTACTTTGGACCGCACAGAGATACTTGCACAAATCCATAACTCTGTGAAAAACCGTTAGCCGTGTGGCGTGTATAAATAACAAGCTAAAGGAGCATGTTATGAAATCACTCAAAGACTATCTGGCAGAAAGTCAACAACTGCATGAATATGTTATACGGTTTGCACAGAAGCCCAGCGACGTGGACATGGACACGCTTGAGGAAGTGCTGAAAAAGTTTGATTTGCGTGATGTAAGTTCGCCCGAAAAGATACAGAATAGCGATTTGGACTTCTTTGATATCCCCTATCGTGACATTTACCAAGTTCGCGTGGCCACCGGCGTCAAGTTGAGCCCCTATGTGTTGTTGCAGGACCTACGCACTGCAATGAACATCAACGAAAAAGAAATCCGTGTTCGCGGAGCACACGATCCAGTGCAAACAGAACACGAGCACCAGGAATGGTATAACGGAATCCGAGCCGACGCCCGCAGCAAGGGCTGGCGTCCACAAAGCCACCTCAGCACTGACAGAGAATATCACGAATCAGAACGCAGCCCTGCGCCTGTGGCATATGGCAACGAATACAACAAGAATCTC